GGTAATTATACTAATGAAGATAAAATTTCATCTACTACTAATAGATTACCTTTTGAAGGTGATATGATATTAGAAAGTAGGTTTGGTAGTAGTATTCGTTTTGGTTCATCAACTCCTAAAGGCAAAAACAACTGGTCTGAAAATGACAGTGAAGGGGATCCAATTACTATTATTTCTAATGGCCAAGCTTCAAAAGATAGTACTCCCTTAGAAGATATAAATGATGATGCTAGTTCAATTTATTTAACTTCAAACCAAAATATCCAAAACTTTAATGTAGCTTCTAAAAATTTTAAATCACTAACTGCTGATTTTAAAGAAGCCCCTTCAGGATTAGAACCTATTCAATCCTTTAGCCAAAATCTAGTTTCAACTGATGAGTTAATTAATGGACCATCATTAGATCAAACCCCTGACTTGAATTCACCTATAACTGAAAACCAACCCGTTACTACTACAGATGATGGTGCTAATGCAATTTCTGATGAAGGAGCAATAGAGGCTAAGGGGGGTTATGAAGATTTAGTAAGAATTCCAGGGACTTATGAAGATAATAGTAGAGTTAAACGAGAATTATATTTAATCCCTAAAAGATTTTCAAATGGAAATGTATTAGTTACTAATTCTTTAGCAAGTCCATTATTAAAAATGCTCCTCACAGCAGAAAATGGAGGTACTCGTTTAATAGTAAATAGTGGGTTTAGACCCCCAGTAGATAATATCTATATTAATGGTTCATTAATACAAAAATCCCAAAAAACTGTTAGAATATCTAACTTAAAATCCTTTTTTAGAGGTAAAATCCAAGAACCCTGGTTAGAACGTTCCACAGTAATAGAACCTTTTGATGGTTATCAAGTAGGAGACCCATATAATGTTACTCCTCAATCTAAACACTTTAACCCTAAAACTGCTGCTTCTTATAAATCAAAACATGGAGTTTCTTTAGCATGTGATTTTGCTACAGCAAGTGCTACTAGTGATGGTTATAGGTGGATGTGTTTATATGGGTGGAAATATGGATTTATTAGAACTGTTTCTACGGAACCATGGCATTTTGGATATAGACCTGATAAAGCTAAAAATGGACCTACTTCTATATTAGAATATAAATATGAACCTGGTCAAGCATATGCTGATACAACAAATAGATGGAATAATGTATTTGGTAGTACTGAACCTAATTGGAGCGCCCAATGGTTAGAATTTCAAGAACAACAAGCACAAGAACTAAATGCTTAAATCACCTGAAACATATCAAGGAAAACAAGTAATTATTACTTCCGACCGTTTAATATTTAATTCTAGAGAAGATTCTATATTTTCTTCGGATAGTACTATTGCGTTTTCGACTAATAAAGATTTTCATATCAATACAAGTGATGGATCTATTGGTAAATTTGCAGTTAATAGTCCTAAAATTCATTTAGGTTTAGTTAAATCTAATAATAACCTTGCAGATAATCCTGCAGTAAAAGGACAAGAATTAGAACAATTATTAATGGATATATTAGACCATCTAAATCAATTATACACTATTGCAATTCCTACATTACACCAAATAACAACATTACCTGGCTTACCAACAGTACCAAGTCCTGCTAATGCTGGCTTAATTTCTCCTTTAATAGCCCAATTAAATACATTAAAAGGTCGAATTAAAAATATTAAAAGTAAAAACGTTTATATCAAATGATTACTTTATTCGCAGCCCAATTACCTACTGTAATGAACATATTTGCTGATGGAAAACAGCAAACATTTACAATTAAAGAGCAAGTTCCATTTGTTGAAGCACAAGTAACTTTAAATATCCCAACCCCTGCGAGTATATTAAATGCTTTACCATTTATTACTACCCCTGACCAATTCGCAGAAATACAGAGAAAATTTATACAATTAAAAAACGCTTGTAAAATAGCTGAAGCCCAAATCTCAAATTTAATAGCCCAAATAGATTCAGTATTAGGAAAATTAGACCGAATAGAACAAATATTTAGTTCGTTAAATTCGTTCCTATCATTTTTATCTGAATTTATTCCCCTCCTTAGAGTATTAAATGGTACTATGCAAGTTGTACTTTCAGCACAGGTATTCCCCGTAGCTAATGGTACTATTACTGTAAGAGCAGGAGATGCTTTAAAATATGTAAAGTCTAAAATCAAAGAAATAGATGCTTTAGCTAAAGTAGCTAAATCCATTTCCGAACCTGTATTGGAAGAAGTCAATAGTATACAGAATACTTTATTACCATTAAGGAATAAATTACAAGAACTTCTTACAAAAATACGAGCTAGATGTTTTTATTTAGATTCCGTCCTAATTGATAAACTTAAAGAATTAGAATTATCAATGGCCCAAAATCCTTCCACAGGGGGAGGTGTAGATGGTCCTAATGGTACTGGTGTTAATATTACTACTGAAAATTTAGTTAATACATTAGCCAACCAATTTGAGCCAGAAGAAATATTAAATAACCTGGAAAATTCAAATAAAGAACGATTTATTGAATACTTAGTAGAAAATGGTTTCACTGGGTATCAAATAGTCAGAAAATAATATATTTATTAAAAACTAATAACAATGAAAATACAACAATTTGAGAAAATTATTAGAAAAGTTGTGCGTGAAGAAATTGACTATGCCTTAAAACGCGAAATGGATAAGTTAAAAAAAGACTTGAAAAAAACTAAATTAGTAGTTAAAGAAACAACTGAAACAGGTGAGATGCCTATTGAGGATGTTGAAGATTTTAGAGCCAAATTAAGAGAACAAATGCCCCCACCTAACTTCAATACAGGTGATAATACTCTTAATTCACTTTTATCTGAAACTGCTCATTCTCCCTCACCCGAACAAAGGTTTGATGCAAATGATCCTGTAAGTCAATTTGTAAATAAAGACTGGACCCCCGTAATGAAGTCAATTGAAAAGAAAAAAGAATTTAGACCCTAATGGCTATAAGGAAAAAAATAGGATATAGAATTGATCCACTTGATCTAGATACGCGTAAAGCTATCGGGGTTAGGGTTCCCTTTACTAAAAAAGGTGTATTTCAATTTAATTACACAACAAAGGATCAAATAAAATCTAATCTTATTAATCTTCTTTTAACATCCCCTGGTGAACGATATCACGAACCCTCATATGGTGTGGGTTTAAGAGATATTATTTTTGACCAAAATATTGAAACTAATCAAAGGATATCTAATCTAAAAGCTAGAATCGATCAAAATATACAATTTCATTTACCCCAAATTCAAATGACTAATTTGAAAGTTACGCCTGAAGATAAAATTCTTAACATAAAAATAGAATATAGAATTTTATTAGATAATGATACTAATGAAATATCTTTAATATTATAATAAATGGCATACTCTAAAGTAAATAATACATCAGGTACTAATAAGAAAAATATAAAGTACTTAAATAGAAACTATAATCAATTAAAACAAGATTTAATAGATTTTAGTAAGAACTATTTTCCAGATAATTTTAATGATTTTTCTGAAAGTAATCCAGGCATGATATTTTTAGAACTCGCCTCTTATGTAGGTGATGTTCTATCATATTATACTGATACCCAAATTCAAGAAACTTTTATAGAATCCGCTAGAGAAAAATCTAATTTACTAGCATTAGCTTATAATTTAGGATATAAACCAGTTATATCAAACCCCTCTACCACTGAAGTTGATTTATATATTACAATCCCTAGTACAGGTAATCCTAATTATTTACCTGATTGGAATTACGCCCCTACATTAAAAAAGAATTCTACTTTTTCTACATCGCAAGCATCACCTATAGATTTTCTTCTCTCAGAAGATGTTAACTTTCAAGTAAGTAACTCTTTAGATCCTACTGAAGTTTCAGTTTATAAATTTGATGGTACCCCTCAAGCAGGAGGTGCTGATCCTGATTTTTATCTTATAAAGAAAAAGGGTAAAGTAACTAGTGCTACTATTAAAACTTCTACATTTACTATAAATTCTCCCGAAAAATTCCTTACATTAGAAATCCCAGATGATAATATCATAGGAATAGAATCAGTAACTGATAGTGATGGAAATATTTATTATGAAGTTCCATATTTAGCTCAAGAAACAATATTTGAAGATGTTTTAAATGTAGCATCTAATAACTCTAATTTAAACCAATATTCTAATGATACCCCTTATCTTTTAAGGCTTAAAAAAATACCTAAAAGATTTGTAACTAGATTTACATCTAATAATATATTACAATTACAATTTGGTGCTGGTTCTAGTGGAGATGATGATGTTGAAATTCTCCCAAATCCCGATAATATAGGGTTAGGAGTAAAAGACGGACAATCTAAGCTAGATTTGGCTTATGATCCTTCAAATTTCCTAATGTCAAAAGCGTATGGTGAAGTCCCCTCAAATACTACACTAACGGTAAACTATCTTATAGGGGGTGGGGTTGGGTCAAATGTTCCCTTAGGTGCTATTACTAAATTAGGTACTGCAACATTATCTAAAAATACTAATCCTAGCGATTTAAGCGTATATAACACTGTAGTTGATTCACTACAAGTATATAATACTACCCCTGCAACTGGTGGAGGGCCTGGAGATACTATTGAAGATATACGTTTAAATTCCACAGCACAATCAGGAGCCCAACTCCGCACAGTATCAAAAGAGGATTATATTATTCGTACTTTATCTATGCCTCCCAAATTTGGTAAAATAGCTAAAGCGTATATTATAAAAGATGACCAAATTACTGCAGATAGTAGTGCTCGTATTTCTAATCCTAATGGACTAAATTTATATACTTTAGCGTATGATGGTAATAAAAATTTAACCAACCCTAATGCTGCTACACGCCAGAACCTTATAACATATCTCGAAGAATACAGAATGCTAACAGATGCTATTAATATTAAAAATGCATTTGTAATTAATTTTGGTGTAGAATTTGAAATAGTTTCATTCAAACAGTTTAGTAATAATCAAGTACTTTTAGAATGTATCCAAGCATTAAAAGAATATTTTAACATAGATAATTGGCAAATTAACCAACCTATAGTTTTAAATGAAGTATATAATGTAATAGGTGCTGTGAAGGGAGTCCAAAATGTAGAACATGTTAAATTAGTAAATAAAGCAGGATCTGCATTAGGATATTCTCAATATTCATACGATTTTGATTCAGCTCTTATAAATAATGTTTTATACCCATCTATGGATATTAGTATTTTTGAAATAAAATACCCA